GTGGGGGAGCAAGATGTCACCCATATCTGTGAGTTAAGTTTAGCGTTCTTTAGCGACTAAGATGTAATCGGTATCAGTGGTCTCGGCACCAGCAGCGCCATTCCAATAACCAAAGCCTACAGCCATTTCGGCTCCAGGGATACCCACACTAGTCATTGTAGTAACTAGAGAGTCGTTGGCAAAAAGTTTAACATTGCCTGCACCATCGTAGTATGCGCCGACTGTGACAAACGTGTCATCAGCAAGGGTGGTAACGGTGGAGCTATCTGTGTCTGTAGTATTGTCATCGATATTGAAGTACATAGCGGCGGAAGCATCTACAGTTTCGAAGAAGAAACGCATAGTAGCGTCACGCGGCGTAGTATCCGTGGAGTGCAAGCCTATAATCATCGCTGATTGGATTGCATCACCAACAGAGAAACGAGCTTTGATCCAAGTCTTTTTACCGACTTCCATTAAGAAAGTTTCTTTAATAACTTGAGCAGTAATGCCATCTAAGTCATTGGCCGCCGTAGTAATGCGTGCTACGCCGCCGTCTACGTCTTGAGACGTGATAGCAGAAGTACCAGAACCGCCAGAAATCGCGGTCAACGTGTAGTTGGCAGCAATAGGCAGAATGTCAAAGTCATCAAAATATGTATGTGTTTTAGTAGGATCCATGGCGATAAACTCACCCATGGCAGTTGAGGCATATACGTTAGTAAGGCCATTTGGAAAACGAGTAGTCATTGAACAGTTCCCTTTCTAAGAACCAGGGCCGAAACCCCATTCAAGTAAATAAGGAGGAACAACCTTGCTCCCCCTTATAGTGTCAGTTAAGCGCCTTTGCTGCCGTAGAGGCCGCGCCAGTCGGACCAACCAAAGCTATAACGCTCACGAGCCTTATAACGATCATTGCCGGTTTCGAATTCGCCTTCCATTTTGGTAGACAATTTCACCCGCTCGAAATGCTTCATAGAGTCAGGACAATCGGTCCTAACAAACCAGGCATCAGTATCAGTGAAGCGATGGTTAACTTGAGCTCCGCCAGAGAAGAGGCCCATGTTGTTTAAAGCATTAATGTCGTTCTCTGCAGATTGTACACGAAGCTGAGATTTCAGCAAGCGTTCAGCAATGAAGATCGACTGCGTAGGAATATGCAGGGATACAGGCTGAAATGCAGATGGGATGCCACGGTCGTCCGTGAAGTTGCTGATATCAATTGCAGCATTTTCAAGGCCGGTTTCGGACAAGTCAACATCGGTTGTAGGTTTGTTAGCTGAAGTAGCACCAGTGATTAGTGGGTGAGATGTATTTAACAGTGATACACCGTCACCACCATTATAGCCAGAGCTTGCGAAGGCGTTGTTGTAAACGCTAGCACCTTTGACTTGCTTGGTGTGAGCCATAGAACGAGCTAGAGCTTTAGATAAACGCTTCGAGCTGGACTCGTAGAGATTATCTTCAATAGCTTCTTCCGTGATGGAGAAAGCTAAAGCAATAGTTTCGTGATTATAGCGGGCAACCCAACTTTCTTGACCGTCGTCATAAGAGACTCCAGCGCCTTCAGGTTTAACTACTGCACCAGCGAGGCCTGTCCAAAGGACTTCCTCTTCAAATGCACGGTCAGAACCTTCAACGTCGAAGAGAACTATATGTTCTTGGTCATAGCCATCGTATTCACCACCGAAGATGGCGTTCAATCCAGGCTCTAGTTCTTTAACAATTTTTGCGCGATTAAGCATTATCTAGTTCCTTTAGACTGAGGTTACGACTGCACGGAGTTCATGCTCGTTGACCAAGACTTCTACACGCTGGTTTGCACCAACAGCATTACTTGGATCAGCAATAGTTCCGAGAATCTTCAAGTTAATACCAGTACCTATATTAGAGGTATCCAGTTCCATTTTGGAAATACCAGTTGCAGTATTACCGCTTGTAGCTAGTACGTCCGCCATTGCACCGTAATCCGTAACAGCACCCGTTCCATCATGTTGGACAGAGAAGGAGATGTATGGATCATCGTATACATGAGCAACAACTTCGGTTGCAACAGTTCCAGTGAGCCACTGATTTTTGAAGACGCGGTTGCCAGAGACATCCGTATATTCAACACCAGCAAAGACTCCTAAGAAAGCTGTATCTGAAGCAGCGCCTTTAGAAATGTTATTAGAGGTAGTTGCACGCTTTATGAGATCACCAGAGCAAATGCTTTCAGCGAGAGCAGACGCAATGGCATAAGTGCCCATGCGATTGATCGTGATACATCCACCTAAAAGGTGACGGAAAGGTACAAAACCATTAGGAGTATCAGCGTTAGCCATTGATATATCCTCTTTCTAGTTTAAGGTTTTAAGTTTTAAGTTTTGGCAACCTTTCCCGCCGTAACGATTAATCGTCTTGGAAGTTAGGATTACCTCTCGATGAAGTACTGCGACTATCATTATGAATGGGCATTTCTGAACTATTGTGTCGATTTAATTCTGCATCAATTGACCGATCTAATTGCCGAGTCTTATTATGAAAATATACTTCCCGTTGTTGAGCAAGCTCTTCAGGAATTTTCATTAAAATTAAATCACCACTACGTACGATACTGCCTTCCAATTTACGATGTTCTTCAGTTGTGAACATGTAGCCATCAGGCAGTTCGTCAGCTAATACAGGAGTGTACCCTTGTCGCTGTCGGCTTATGACGTTTTTATCATCGGCCTCACCTAGAACTTCGTCGCGTACCCAATAGTAACGTATACCTTCAGGAGCTTCTGGAGTTTCTAAGAGGGAAGGATTTTTCCAAACCTTCACACGTTCTTGCGAAGAACGGCTTTTCGCAGATCGTGGTGTGCGATCTTCAATGAGGTCTTCATCGATGTTATTAGTATAATTTTTTTCGGTCATTTTACGCCCCCCTTCTGGCGATTATAGCTTTTTGCTTCGCATATTCTTGAAGCGGAACTCCCATCCGATTGGCACTGGATATCTCACTTCGCGTAAGTTTCACCTTTGTTTTGCCACCTTTGGTAGTTACACTGCTCGGGGTATGCGCTCCCCCAGCTACTACAGATTGAGGTTTAGACTCTTCGTCTTCTCCCTCTACAGTGATCTGTGCACTGAATTCGCCAGATAAGCGCTTATCGATTTCGTCATAATAAGCTTCCTTACCGTAATGTTCGTCTTCCACATCTGCAGGATCATATCCCTCTGTAAGAAGCTCTTTGTGGATAATACTTACCATTGCCGTTTTACGGGTATTTAATGGTGAATTTTCTCCGCCTACTGGAATAAACCAATCTTTATTTTCTTTAGCCCATCGCATTGCCCTTGGATCAGGCTTAGGTAATGGGAGTCTAGCAGTAGATTCTGCGCCTTCTTCTGGTGGAATTTCTTCTACAACTTCCATTGAAGCTTTAACTGCAGACAAATTCCGTTGTTCGACTTTAATATCTGCTAACCGCTCTTGAGCATCGAACATGCCCGTATCATCACCTTCAGTGCTGGCAATTTGCCAATCTTTCCGGACCTGATTTAGTTGAGCCGTTAATCGATCATCTGCCTCTTCCATGTAAGCTGATTCAGCTGTGACTGTACGATTTTGAACTGATCTAAGTTCGACACTAAGTTTCTTAATATACTCAGCAGCTACACTTAGTTCTTTTTCGTTCTGCTTATTTTGAGAGATTAAACCTCGAATACGTTTTTCGGCGCGCGTAGGTTTCTTAGGCTTTTCTGCCTCTTCAACTTTGTCGTCGTTAGATTCGTCAGGTTCGTCAGATAGGATGGGTTCGTCGTCTAAAGATTTCTCTTTTTCAACGGCGGGAATATTTTCGTCTTCAAGTTCATCTAAGACTTCCTCAATTTCGAAAATTTCTTCTTCTTGGTCCTGTGTATCTTCATCTGGATACATGGTTGCGACCTCCACGTTACGCTAATTGCGGCACCCGATTTGTGCCGTTATTAAGATATTACCACAATATATTGTAGTTTGTCAAGTTATGCACAGCATTGGGGGAGCAAGGTGCTACCCGTATTCGGCGGCTGTCGATGTGGTATAAACGCTTTCAGGGTCATCGACTACAGCTAGTACCTCATCATCATTAATCATACGATATGTGGTGCCGCTATAATTAAACTTGCGCCCGCCCCATTTAGAAATTATGATCCAGTCGCCGATTTTACACCATGGCCCTGCGGAGAATTTCTTATCGTTATCATAAGCTTGCGGCCCCTGATCCACGACGTACGCCACTTGGGACGAGAGTTCATCATTAGTGAGCTGGGTATCTGTGAGAATAATCCCACCTTTTGTTTTCTCGGCTGGCTTATATGGGACGAGTAAAAGCTGCCAACCAACTGGTTGCGGCAGGTCTTTTGGTAATTTAGGTTTGGAATTCTGGGCCATCTGTGTGTATCCTTTTTAATAGTTCCTGTGTTTCTGTGTACATGTCAGCATAAGCGTCAGCCATGCCCACAAGTTTTTGGTAGGTAGCGTAGTCGGGGCAATTGCCATCTAACATTTGCTCCATTAGTGCCTGGCGTTTTTCGCCAGCAATTGTTGCTATGGCGCGAATAGCGCGTCCTGTGTCTAAGTCCATAGTTGTCTCCTGTTAATTTTTATTTTTATCAGAATAGCTATTAGCTCTCATTTGCTCCGTGGCTAATTGCGTATCGGTTTGCAGTTCAGTTTTCCAAACATCGCGTTTATTGTCGTTGTCATCTTCGAACTTCTTAGCTTCCATCTTCCGCAGTTGAATATCTTCGAGGGCCTTATTGTGACGGGCCTTCTCAGCATTCTCCATAGCGCGAAGTATTTGCTCGTTTTTCTGTAATTGGTACATTGGATCATTCTCCATATCATCCTGATCGTCTTGTATTTCTTCTTGTTCACCCTGATTAAGGATTGCAGTAGAAGCTGCGGCAGCGCGAGCGGCTATTTCGTTCTCGACTTCCGGCGGCAACTGTTCGCCTAGTGGCGGCAGTTGTACACCCATTTCCTTTTGCATCTCTTGATGGTACTTGAGTGCTAAGTGTTCCATGACGTGCGCACCTAGGGCGGCCATAGCTGCTTGGTTATGTGAGTACAGAGGGTTAACCATGAATGAGGTATGCACTTCGATATGTGCATCTTGGTCTTGATGCGGAGCACTGGTAACGGCATGCCCTCCCATAGCCGCCATGTTTTCGGAGATAGGGTCGCGCGGCTGGGCTTCTTGTGGGAGGGGCTTAAGAACAGAATTTAGCATGTCCTCTGGGAGATTGGCAGTACGATATAAAGTTTCTACTACGCCACGCATATTGTGTTCCTGCGGCACTTGTATAGCAGTTTGCAATACCATGTTGGCGCGCGCTACACGCTGGGCTTCGGATGGTGAGTCAGGATCAGTGACAGGAATTATGTCAACCCGCGCATCATAATCGGAACCGCTGATGAAGTTGTTAGCGCCTGCAGTATTGAACTGTATTTTTTCACCCAGGTTGTCGGAATTCAATTGACCGAGGATACGCAACTCGTCGCGTTGAGCGCGAAACAAGCGCTTGTGCACTGCGGTGAACATCTTACCGCCAGCTTCGAGCAAGGCCATCGTGGTGCCAACTGGACCGTAGTTGCTGGACTCACTTACCACTTGCTC